TCTTCAGGAACGCCTTCGTCCTGTAGATACTTAATAATCTGCTGTAAGATACGCATTTGTTGTTGAATAGGTGTTTTGTTGTGTTGCCATTCTGCTACTTGTTTTAACCCTGGTAGTTCATAAACTTGTATAGCGGCGTTGTCTCCGCCTGTACCTAAACTAGGATCTAAACCTACCATATAAAGTTTGTCTTTTTCAACAGGCTTAAACCAACGCACCTGTCCTTGTTTTGCCCAGGGATCTTTACCTTGTAGTAGTATAAGTTTTAAACTATCAATTAAAGTTTCATCATAAGCAATGAACTCACAGTTATGTTCTCGTCTGAATCGTTCTTCACCTATTTTACCTTCTTCTACAGCAGCCCACTCTCTATCTCTATCTGGATGAGCCTTCCAATCTGCTAGATAATTGGCAAATCCATTACGTCCAACTTTTTGTTCATTGCCATACTCGTCTAAATTTTTAAGACTTTCTTTCCAAATTTGTGCGAACTGATCGTCATCCTGGTTAGGAGTGCTGGTAATGATACATTTACCACCAGTTGCTAATGTAGGTGAAAGTGATGTCCAAAACTCACGAGCAATCGAGGGTCTAACAAACGCAAACTCGTCCAAGTATGCTAGTGAAATACTCAAACCACGTCCGGTGTTTTCTGTCGTTGCTTGTGCTACAATACGGCTACCATTGTCAAACTCTAAACTACCTTTGTTGTATGCTGTAACGCCAGCACGAATAAAGTCAGGCAGAGTTTCATAGGCAAAACGTATACGCTGCATAATCTCCTGTGCGCCACTGTATTTGTGTGCCGCAATTAAGATAGTTTGATCTGGATTAAACATTGCGTACCATAACAGATATCCAGCCGCCGCTGTACTCTTACCCATCTGTCTAGCAAGCATAGCAATGCTGTATCTATTTTCATGATAGACGTCTACAAGTTCCCTTTGATAATCAAAAAGATTAAATTTCATACGTCCCTTTACTGGATGCTGAATATAACAAAATTCAGTCATAAAATACTTGGGATCTTGAGCGCACTTAGCAAGATTAAGTAGTTGCTCTTGTGTGTACTCTTCTCGTTTATACGGGGTTTTAGTTAATTTGGTATCTACTGCCATGTATGTATTTACCTGATAAAAAAGGCCGCTTTTAAATGTAAGTAGCGAATTACATTATGGTAGCGGCCAAACCTCAGCCTAGAATTAACGGTCCTAGGTTTATTTGTTTTTGATTGCGTCATACTTGGCTTTCATGCCTTCTACTGTATGACTTTCGTTAACACTAACTTTCATATCTTGTGCGTCTAAGTAACGCTTTAGACTTAGGTTAACTGCTTGAGCAAAGTTGTAGTTATCTTCATCACCATGAACTGTTGGCTCTTTTTCGCCAACGCCATCAGGTGTATTAGCCCATTGCTCACTTAGTTTTTCAATGTGTTCGTTAATTTTTTCTTCGCTAATGCCTGAAAGTTTTAGCAAGTGAATTAGTTGAGTAGTATCCATTGTTGGTGCTTCTGAAATCTCTTCAAGTTCTTCTTCAACAACTTCTTCCTTCTTAAGTGAGCGCAATGCTTCATCATCATAAGGTTTTTTAGTAAGATGCCTTTTAGAAATCTTACCCTTGTTAGGGCCTGTATACACTTCTCCCGTGTCATTATCAACTGCTTGAATTTCATCGAGTTGTTCTTCTGATTCTTTAACTTTGTATTTCTTGCCGTCTACTTCAAATTCGTCTTCGCCAGCGTCTTTAGCCTTTTTAAGTTCATGTGAGAATTCGTTGCCTTCGTTTGGCTCTTCATCAAGTTCAGCCTTTGCTTCTTCAAGTTCTTCTTCAACTGATTCATGTTTATGCTTTTTATTAGAACCACATGATGCTTCATTCATTTTACATTCACAATCATCATCACATCCACATGGATCTTCATTACAACAGCTGCAACTTGATTCTTTTTGTATAGCAAGATCAGGATCTCCGTCACCATCGATATCTACCATAACCCAGTTATCACCTTTTGGATCCATACTGTCATAACCACAATCTGTGGTTGGCTGTCCTAACATATCACCACAATGCTTACACTGTAATGACGTGATACCTTCTTTAAGTTCACGTTCAGTTGTTGCTGTCTCTTCTGCTACAGGAGCCTCATATTTTACTCCTGCTAGATTGAGAATTCTTTCTAGATCATTCATAACTTAGTCTCCCATAAGTTCGTTTATTAACTCATCTTTGAGTTGTTCTGATATTGATTCTCTACGCATAGTTGCCAAGTACTGTTCTTTTTCAGCATCTTGCGGAAATAGTGCTTTTAATAATTCTGGAGAGTTATCAGCGATAATGCTTAATACTTCTTCTTTTGGCGCTGTATCACCATCTAAGATAGCGTCACGGGCCATATCCCAATCACTACCTTCTAGTTCTCTGGCAACGCTCATAAAGTAGTTAGCATCTCCACCATCCATTTCTGGATCGTCTGCCCACTGCTCTGTTTCACGTTCTGCTAATTTCATAATTATGTCAACGATTTCAGTAACCTTCTCACTCATTTTGTTTTCAGTTACTTGTGCTTCGTCTACTTCTTCGTCATCAATTTGGTCTTCTGATACTTCAAGTCCTGATAACTTTAAAATTCTGCTTAGTTCACTGTTATCTACCTTGTCGCCACCTGCTTCCATCATCGGAGCAAGATCCTTTAACAAGAAATCTTTGTCGTAGCCTTGTGGCTCTAGCATGTCAATGAGTTTAAGTATTTGGTCTTTTGTCATACCATGACCAATATAATCGCCTACTTCAGTTTGCTCCGCATCACCTTTTATAATCGCAGCGTAGGTGCTTTCTACTTTATCTCTACTGTTTGCCATAACTGACAATTCACTGTCTGCTTCTTCAACATTCTCTTCTGTGTCATTCATATCATAATGTCTACGAATATGTTCTACAAAATCTGCAACCTGATCACCGGTCATCCAACGAGCTATTTCATCAATAAATGCTCTGTGAGCATGACTTGGGGATTCACCACCACAAAAATCATCTTGTAGTTTATAAAAAGGTTCGGCACTGTCGCCAACTGCTTCTGCCATCTCACTGTCTTTTTTAATTGATTCGTCTACATCTGAAACTGCTGCTCTCATGTTAATACCATTTTGTGCTAATCCGGACAATGCCAAAATTCTGTTAATATCACTCATCGATTTCTTTCCCCGCGATTTCTTTTTCTTTATCTTTACGGAGTTTTAAAAGCTCTTGTACAAAACTTGTGTTAAATTTATCGCCATAATAATCAGCGCCGTCAATTTTTTCTGCTTCGCTGTAATCATCATCGCCTAATAATACTGGTCTGCCTTCTTCTCCGTCAATCGACGCTTGTTCCGCCGCTTCAAGTGGCTCTCTGTCACTTCTGACTTTCATCATACCGTCTCTTAATCCTAGTAAATTTTGTAATTCAGTAGTAATCTGATACGCACTCACTGGACGAGCAGTTGAAAATTCCATTACATAAATTTCGTAACCGCGTAATTGAGGGAAATCATAGGGTGCACTCTGTAACATTAGTTTTTTCGGCGCACTTACACCACCTTCAAGGTCGTATTTTGCTAGATGGTTTTCAATTTTCTCAATCTGAGCATCAGTAGGCTCATGAGCAAGTTTGACACGAAATCCAAAAGATTGTTTTGATTCTTGTAAATATTGTTTAAAAGATTTCATAGCACTAATTCTCCGTTACTATTATTTATCCGTTTCTTTCATTTTGCTCATAATATCTGCTAGTAGACTAGCTCGATCCCCAATAATTCTACCTTCAATCTCTTCTGGATTTTCTTCTTTATCTGCCAGGCTAGCATCTACTTTTCTAGTGTCTAAATCAAGTTTTGCTTTACGCATTTGTAGTTCAATCATCTTTAATTTTTTGTCTAGTTTGGCTTGTTTTGCTTGTAGTGCCGCTGTGAGCATTTTACTAGCACTATCAAATATAGGAGCAGCATGTCTGTCTTCTACATTTTTGCCTAAATCACACAAATCTTCAAATGTACGCATTGCTTTAGTAGCATATTCGTCCATTTCTCTGTCTAGTTGTTCTAGTCCTTGTACGATAGGCAACGCTGTGTCTACCCTTTCAGTTACATCCATTGTTTGTTTGGTAACTGTAATCTCATTTTGTACATCTACTTCGGTTCGATCTACAAGGGGAGTATCCTCTTCACCCTTAAAAACAATATCATCAAGTGGAGGGAGATTGAATTCTTCTTCAAGTTTTTTGGTCATCTTTTTTTCCTTTTGGAATTCTGTGGCTTGTTGAAAATTTCGTTTTCTGTAATTACACGAAATCCAAGCCCATTTCCTTTACACCATGCTCTAGCCGCTTCCCATTTAGCGTGATTGACTACCGCCATTAACTGGTTTTGTCTACCCTTTGCTTCGCCTAATGTTTGTCCGGCAGGTTTGATTTCTACCATTTCAGCATGTTGTTTGCCTTCTCTATCAGTATATATCATTAATAGATCTGGTACATACGTCGTTGCCTTACCTGTGACAGGATTTTTATAAGGTATACGATGTGTTTCACTTCCCCACTTTATTATATTAGGATGGTTATCGCACATTCTAAAAACTGCGAGTTCCCAACCACTGCGATATCTAGGCATGTGTTTGCCTACATACTTTCCTGGATTTAATAATGTGTATATGCCTTGCTGAAACTTAGCCATAGATCACTATCCTATGTTTCAATTGTTTCGCTGTTCTCTAATCCTGTATCAATAAGTAGATCACGAAATTCTTTACTGTCTCCAGACACTGTAGTGAAGCCTTCATAAGCAAAAGTAAGTCCGTATTTCATTGGAGTACTATCTGAATAGTCTAGCCCATCAGCATCAACAGACGTGATAACAGGATTGTATACTGTAGTTAAACTGATATCTTCCGGAGAACTTTTTCTTACGATTTCAATTTTTTTAATAAAATATTTAAAGTTTGATAGTCTAAAACCTGCGTTACTGGTTTGTCCACCACCAAACGTGCCTGTATATATAAGATCATCAATAAATTGCTTTTCATCTTTTCTAATAAATGGCCCAGCAAAGTAATGTTCCCAATACACATTTAGAAATTTTTCTAACTGGGCATCTCTTGTGTCATAAGCACTTATTGTAATAGGTGTATAATCGTAACCAGTTTGTACGATTCTTTTTCTATTATATTGATTAAGAACTTGTGTTCTAGCACTAGCGTTTGGCATTGCTATGCTAGCAATTTTGTCAAAAACAACAGTCAGGAATCCTTCTTTTGCTGAAGGATTCCTGTATGTTAATTTAACAACGAAGTTGAATTTGTCTCTAGGTATAAGTGGCTGTGTATTCCTACCACCAGTTTGATTTTGCCCGTAGACTCCACTAGCAGCGTTATAAGGACCTAGGACTACCGCCATCGTTAATTACCTTTACGCGATTCTCGTCGCTCTAGAGTCTGCATCAGTTGGAAGTGTCGTGCCGCCATCTACTCCAAGTACATCACCAACACCAACAATTGAGTGGCTAGCATTGTCATAACGCACAGTCATTGTAATCTGTACCATTTCACTTGAACTATAGTTTAAGTCACCGTATTGTACACTAGGTAGATAACAACCAACTAGTTCCCATGTATCTAGTATATGAGCACCTGTTTCCGCCGCGGCTGGTCCGCCGTTAGAACCGTCTAGTGTTTCAATCTTCATACTAAATTTATAGTCAGCACCTGCTTTTCTAGTACTTTGAGTACCATGATCTACTTGTTTCTGTAGTTGCTCACCAATTGCTTTAGCAACATCGCCAGTAACGTCGTCACGTAATACGATTTGAACGTCCTGCCATGTGTGTTTACCAAGCATACGAATTTTACTGTTATAAGCGTCTAGTGTCACTTCTTCATGTTCTACAGAAGGACGCTGAGCACTAATAACGTTTTGTGTAACTTTGGGCATACCAGCAGTGGTTGTCCCTAAACCACTAAACGTTACACGGAAACGATATTGTAGTTTTGGCATTAGTGAAGAATCAGCGTTGCCGCCAGTAACTGGGACGCCAAAATTTGTAATTACAGCCATTTTGTTTCTCCTTATAT